CCACGTAACCAAGCTTGGTTACTGGTTGCCACGAGACCGGCAATAACGTTAGGGTCTGTTGACGGTTGATCTGGCCGGGAACCGATATAGATTGGAGTCACGTCGACTCCTCTCCATGCATCGACCCCGCAGCTTTCTTTGAAGTTACCTTCAAGATAGCTCTTACGATCGTTGATTTTAAGGCCAACGGAAGTAAGCCAGTTCACACACTGACGTGCATACCTCGTGTCTACGATAATATCATCACCGTAGATACGGATAAGACGAGACGCGCGCTCAACATTCCTGAAAGAAGGTTTAGTCCCCTTCATGTCAAGAATAGCTGCAATGCAAACTACCGCAAAGCAGATACTCTGAACTGGGAATGTCAAAGCGTTACCCATCCCGGCAAATTTACTCAATTTAGAAATACCAGTGTTAGGTACTTCTATATGAGTAGATCGGCAATCCATCATATGGTCCAAAAAGAGACCATGACGTTTGAATACGGCCTGTACGAGCTGAATGCTCATAAGGTCGGATGCAGACTTCAGATCGATGGTTGCCCAGTTGTCGTGAAGGGAGCCTTCCAAAGCAAGTTGTTGATTCTTACTTTGGTCGGTAATGTCCAGACAGTTACTGAGTATCTTGCAATTGTCTATAGCAGACTTAAGCAAGATAGCTAATCCTTGCTGAATAAATTGGTTCAGCATGGGTTCAACAGTAATAGTTCGTCGCGATGAAGAATTTTTCTCCACCGTGACCAGTCTGGCAGTGCGTCTCGAGACCTGTATACTATCATCGGCAAACATCTCTGTTTGTCTAGGGTAATTCTGGTCCTCTGGTTGTCTGATTTCGACTCTTTCCGATAAATCGGTTAGAGAACATTCGAAATCAGCATACCCATAGGAATCCAGATCAAACTCAGCGTTCTTGACTGAGTCTGTCAAGGCGGACCACTTCTGGTTCATCTTGTAACCCTCGTATACAGCACCGGGGCCGTGTTTGAATCGATCAAATCTTAGAGGCTCAGAACTTAAGCTTCTAAGAACGATTCCGGACACGAGAGAGATGAGGTGATACTGTCGGTCTGGTATAACTACCTTAGCGGCAATATCGTCAGTCTCTAAAAATGACGCAACGGCCTTCTTATGAAGAATCTCTTCTTCAGAAGATTGCATCGTCATTTTCTTAAAGAGGTAAAGCACCTCAGAGAGGCACTTTATGACGTCATCACTGACGTCCTCCTTAAGCTCCCCAGAGAACGGTTCGAATACTTCGCTGAACATACCTGAGAGAAATCTCGGGATTGTTCCCCTTGGGATTGACTTAAATCCCCTAGGGCAGGCGAACTTGCGATCACGGAGACCACTACGTAGTGCGTCTCCTAACGCAGGTAAAGCTATGGTTAGGAATCCATAGCCTTCGTTTTCGAACCTTGACTCCAGCGTTTCAAGATCACGCTGGAGGCCTTTCACATCAGGACAAAGTCTGTGGAAATCCATCCACAGACCACGTAGGAGTAACATCGGACTTTTCATCGCAACCTCCTTGAGGTAGTCGATTCCGAGTCTGATTCTCCGGTCCGACCTCTAATGGAGGTCTTACCCCTAATCCACTAGCGAGTGGATTCGGCACGCTCGGGAATGGAGAGCATGCTCCAAGGGTCATGGCAAGAATAGCCATAAACCCAAACAGCAGCCCATACCGAACAGCCCAACGAAGTACAAAGTCAACAGCTTGTTCATACGTATAAGGATTCATGATTGACTCCTTTTCTGTACGAACTAGCTCTGAAATTGTAGCAACTTGAGGGTTGTAACCTCACTATCATCGCGATAGTCCGTGAGGGCTTTCGCGAGGGCGACCATCTGAGCATCGGTGAAACCGAAACTCGGACGGTTGATAGTGATAGATACCGAAGCAACCTGCTTCTTTGTCAATCCAGAATACGGATCAACGGCGTTGACAGTCTGCGTCATCTGGACGTAGTGTCTGTCACCACCGCCTTTCGTACGCTGGTGATTGGTGATAATGGCATAGCCATTACCACCGGTATCTACGCGTTCTGAACCGTACCCATCTGACTTCACAACCGTGAAGACCAATTGGGGAGTCGGTGCAGCCGCGGCTACGGTTACTGGATCGGGAAGCATCAAACGTCTCCTTGTGAAATGATTTTTACGATCTAGGACTGAATGTCTTAGACCGTGAGTATTCGATGCGCTGTGCTAACAGAGCACCGATTATGGACTTCTGATATGTCGACAAACTTGTCGGCACAGAAGTTAGTTTCACATCAAGAACTGTTGCTAGGTCCATACGGGCTCTTGCCTCGTAGTTCAACACAGAGGTATGGCGATTAGCTACGACAGTTGTCGTGCTAATAGTCTGTCCAGGCTGGTTGAACACATAGTTGTTCCTAGTAAAGTTCGACTTCGAGTTGAACTCGGTAATGAGCATGCCGTTAGTATGGCATGTGATCATACCCCAGTTGATAAGACCCGGGTCATGGTTAATATTGTCGATTAATTCGACATAGTTACCAAAACCTGTGAAATAGTCAACTAGCCACGTCCACGGAACAAGATTATAAAGATCCGTGACTCGTGGGACAGCTCCCATTCGGTCAAGAAAGCTCTTGACACGAAAGGTTGGTATATTTATCGGAGGAAAATCAAAAGTTGCGTTTATAACTAATCGCAACTCAGACTTTCTTTCGATCCTGGACGAGGTGAACGGAAAACCGTACTCCAAGCCAGATATATCATACTCGAAGCCCGAGACGCCCGTTTCGGCCGATTCGAACTCTCGTTTCGACCGAAAAGTTGTTGGTTTGCCATCTCTAGAGAGTAAGAAGTTATACTTCTTAGCCATCTTGTTGGGCAAAACCACCAAGTCTGATACGTCTTTATAAAGTTGTTTCCATCCAAAGTGAAAAGAAAGATATTCACCGGGGATGTTCTTAGCCACACCTTTGAGATCAAAGATTGAATCTCTGAGTTTAGGCTGAGTACCAAGGGAAACAAAAAGCTTTCGGAGACTTTTCGCGGTTTCTTGTAATTGCGAGATTCCACGAGGAAGATCCTTAAGCTCCACTATGTTCCGAAAGAGTGTGTGATCCCGATTCATCGGGCTCCACCCTTTCATCATAGCGATAGCATGCTTTTGGCAAAGCGCCTTGGCATAAGCTATTTCGCTAACACGTAGTGCATTATAGACGGATGCAGGCAGCACACTACCGGTGGGGGTCTGCTCATCCCTGTAACGATCGAAACCGCCAGATACATTATTTGTAGTTCCTCCTTTGGAAAGACAAATACTGTCTGCCGGCCCGGTCTGGGGATATATAGTAGAACCCTCGTCACCATTCATGATTCGTCTTGGAGGTGAATTAATGTAACCCTTGAAGAATTCAAGAGTACCTTGCTTCGATCCTAAAAGACGAGTTCGTGAAGTGGTGTCTTTGAGATAGTCAGGTAACGGATCTTGGGAGCGTAAGCCCCCAATTTGTGGAGCCTGACTAAGCGTCTGATAGCGCAGTGACGGAGACCAGCAAGCAGAGACACCCCCATAATTGGGGTCTTGTGCCCAAGTTTGTCGATCTCTTGTCAGTGTGTGCTTCCGTAAAAGAAGCACCGAGGCGTTTTGCCTCCACTTTGTTCTATTAGACGGCGTAATTGCAACAGGTGCAACCTTGAAAGGTGCCGTTGGGTCAATCGCAAAAGCGAAAGACTTAATAACACTAGCAGGGATGTACTTGTACAAGAACGACTCAAAACCAGTAGCACTCTTAACGACTGTGTCATACCGATACTCATAGAGTTTATGAGGGTCGTATCCTTCAGGTAAGCCTCGCGTGTCAAAACGCAAGTCCCCTGAGATATACGGTATCGGCATAATGTCGTTCTCCTACTGATGTGAATAGGCTCCTTCTTCCAAAATACGAAGAAGGTTTCAGTGCTACATGCACTGGCTACCCGCAGTGATGCGGG